AGGAGAATAAAAAAATTCGATATTTATATAATATATAATAAATTTATTCAATCTCTACATGGGTCAATATATGCCGTCGGCAACACATTTTTACTATTTGTAATCTGTCTAAAACTTCACCTTCCGCGGTTTTATCGGTCTGCACTTTGGTTAAATAAACGACGTCACTGATACCCGATGCAAGCTTTTTTTGGCGCACTTCACGTTCGTATGCTCGGTAATAACTGCTGATTTCTTTGCCGCACGTAAAACATTTCACGGGAATAAGCATTTTATATATAATATGTATATAATGTTGATATATATATAAATCAATTTTTTACATATATATTTTATTAATGCATATATTTATTAATGCATATATTTATTAATGCATATATTTATTAATGCATATATTTATTAATGCATATATTTATTAATATCTAGATACCAGTTAGCATTTTAACCGCCGGATCAGTAGAATCGGCAGGTGTATTATTAGAAATGATACAAAAACCGATGTTTTGCATTGGTATGGTATTATTATATGGAACCAAATCCCACTTGTTAGTTTCTATGCTTTTTTCTGTATAAAGCAATCCTTGCAACCCAAGTCCTAAGACCCGCGTCTTGCCCGTTGGCTTTCCATCCGTTTTGGTTGATCCATCGGGAATGTTTGTAAATGCTATCAATAGCCCTCCATCTAATCTGTACTGTTCATTACGTGTCCATTCTTTACGCAATAAAATGTAACCATCATCTCTCACTACAGAAATAGCAAAATATGAACCCATCACTTGCATTACATCAATGACACTGTACGAACCACCTATTTCCGTAACCTTCGGATTATATGGACTTCTATCAATAAGATACAAGTAATTATTACGCGTCCCATCTGTCCACATTCCGTTTGAATCTTCTTTTCCATCGCGGTATAACCCAACCCCGATTATAAGACCCCAAACCAACCTCACTCTACGAAAAAGATAAGGACCGTCAATAACATCATCTAGTACCCACTGATCCCCTAAATATCGTTTTCTATAAAGCAATCCATCATCGCCCGTTCCATAAAACCAGCCGTTTAGAAGTTGTATGATGGACGTCATATTGCGCTGGCTCGGGGTAATATCTAATTCCCACGGCAAATCTTCTAGATAAGTTAAATCACCTGGACGACTTCGTTTAAAAAATATTCTATAATCAAATCCTATACCGATTATCATCGTTCGTATTGGCCAGGTGCTTCTATTATCTCCATAACATTGTTTAAACGACTCGTCATCATTATTCTTCTTATAATCGTTTAATAATTTCTTCATTTCTCGTTTGGTTCTACGTCTATTATCTAATACATACTGCGTAGTAATCAATTTTTTTGCCGTCGTACAGCCAGTTGCGTCAAATAAGGACGTTAAACACCGTTTTGACAGACCGAATGAATCATCGTTCGTGTTGTTACATGGTTCAGGCCACCTCGTCTCATCGTTACCATAACATTTTGAATAACTAGAATCATATATACCATTACTATCTACACCGTTATGATAATTGTCAAATTCATTAATTAATTCCTTTTTAGTTCTATAAGCATTGGCTTTCGCAAAGTTCGGAGTGATGATAGCCTCATTATCGCAGCCTGTATCACTGTATAATTTATTTAGACAACGAACCGATACTTTCTTGCTGTTATCGTTCGGATATAATTCACAAGGTAGCGGCCAATCGGCTTCATTCGGTCCATAACAATTGGCGAAGTTAACTTCATCTCTTGCCTTGCTAAAAATGGCTTTAATACCGGCTTTGCTATAATCTTTTAACTTTTCTACAAGACTTCTATTAACATAACGACTATTCGGACATTCTGTTTGTCCCCATAGACGGGATATACATTGGATATTCACGCCTGCGTCTTCGTCTTTAAACTCTGTGCAAGGATTGGCAAAATTGGTGCCTGTTCCGCAACTACCATAACATTCGCTTTTATAAGTGTAATAAGCATAATCAATGTCTTTGCCGTTGGAATCAACCTTTATTGTTGGACCTTCAACATCACCAGCCATACATTTTTTCCCCCCGACCCACACACAACTATCGGTTAAATTACAATTTTCGGATGTTAATTGGGCGCACTTTTCATTTAATTCCGACGTTTTCCCTTTATAATTAATTGCCAAACTAGAGCCGAATTTTTTGGCGTTTGTAAAAGTTTTTCCGCTGCAAGGCTGGGTCGTTGTATCAATGACACTTGTTATAGCGGTATTAAAACTTAAATCATATATAATATCTTTTTCTTTGGTAAAAATAGCTTTCAAATCATCAAATATTCCCGATGACGTATTCTGAAAGTCAGCAAATGTTTTACCGTTGTTTATTTCTGGAGGAGCCTTATCGAATTTATTTCCGATGTTAGTTATCAGTTTGTCAAAAAATTTGGAAGTAACAGATGGTTTTTGCTCTTCTAAACCTTCTTTCCTAATATTATTATGGACTAACCATAAAATGCCTAAAATTATTAAGACTACAATACTATTTATGATTATTACTCGCCCATTAACCTTGATGGCGGGTTTCATTATTAACTTATATTATAGAAATATTTTAAGGTGTAAACACTAATCATAAAAAACCCTAATGTATTTTGTCTGCCCGCCTCAGTATGTGCACCAGTATGTGCACCAGTATGTGCACCAGTATGTGCACTAGTTTCTCTCTTTATATGATGGATCCCATCTCGGATCCCAATAATAATAAGGTTTGTTTCCCAATACGGGAAATTCTGGCACGTTATTATTAATAGAAACAAAAGCGATATTTATCATTGCTATATTATTATTATTTCTAACAGGAACCCAATATTGTTCAGATATAAGTTTTTCCGTAAAAAGTAAACCGTTTTCACTAAGTCCTAAGACTTTTGTATTACCAGATGGAGTGCCATCCGTCGCAGTCTTGCCATCAGGGATGTTTATAACAGCTGTTACTCTTCCATTACCTAAAGGGACGTCGTACCAATTTTGCCAGTAGCTCTGGTAGGCACCTCGTAAATAAACAATATTTTTTCTATCAATAATAGCAAGCGGCCACCAAGTTCCAGTTGCTGTAATTATATCATTACACTCATTGGTGTCATTGCCTATAAAATGAACATTTGGTCGTATTGCGCCTTGGTAAAAAAAACCTTGGGCGTTTGGTATTATATCAATCCACCACAGATGGTTTCCATTTTTTCTGCTTAGATCCCTGGCGCCAATTCCGATTAAAATACCCGAAACCATTCGAATTCTCGCAAAACGACAACCGGGGTGCAACATTTTATCCCTCTCCCACTTATCAGACAAATATCGTTTATTATAGAGACGTTGATCTTCTCCCGTGCCATAGAACCAGCCGTTCGGGATTTGCGCAATGGAGGTGATATTGACCTGTCCGTAGGCAGTATCTTTTTCCCACGGAACATCTTCTATAAATGGACCTTTCGCAACCCGACGACCGTGTTTAAACCAGAGTTTAAAGTTCTTGTCAATGCCTATTAGCATCGTTCGAGCTGGCCAAAAGTTTCTATCCGGTCCATAACATTTCATAAAAGAATCGTCATCATTCTTATATTGAATATCCTTAAACAACTTCTTTAACGTTTGTTTGTCATTAGAATAATTATCGGCAACAAAATCCTTGGTAATCGTATAATCAACCCCAGCCTTGGTACAGTTGGTTTCTCTAAATAATCGTTTCATACATCGTTGCGAAAGATCAGTAGATGTATCGGTGGTTTTGTGGCAGGGTTCCGGCCAATTTATTTGGTCAGCGCCATAACATCTTGTATAATCTGTATCCGCTTTGCCATCATCGTTTATGCCGTACGGATAGGTGTTAAATTCGTTGATCATTTCTCCTCTACTATTAAATTCGCGATCGAGAGCAAAATTCGGTGTAATTAATTCAGTTGAATTGTCACATCCCGTATCATTGTATAATTTAGTTAGACAGCGGACCGATAATTTTGTGTCGCTATCTTTTGGAGATTTTGCGCAGGGTTTCGGCCAATCAGCTTGGTTCGTACCATAACAAGCTTCGTAATTATCTTCATCTTGAGCCTTGGCAAAAAGGGCTTTAATGCCGCCTTTGCTTAAAGCTTTTAAAGATTTTACGACATTGCTTGTGACATAACGAGCATTCGGGCAACCGGTTTGCCGCCACATGCGAGTTATACATTTAATATTCACATCTGTGTCGTTCTCTTTAAATTCCGAACAAGGATTTGCATAATTGGCGCCCTTTCCGCAACTGCCGTAACAAAAGCTTTTGTGCGTATAATAAGCATAATCAATGTCGTTGCCGTTCGCGTCAACCGTCGCGATCGGTCCATCTTCATTGCCGGCCATACATTTTTTACCATTAACCCAGACACAACTATCGGTTAAATTACAACTCTCGGACGTTAATTCACTACAAGTTGCATTTAATTCGGCTGGTTTACCTTGATAATTAGAAGTCAGACTGTCGCCGAATTTTTGCCCCGTTAGAAAATTGTCTTCCTTGTGGCAGGGAGCCTTAGTGGTATCAATGACCGTAGTTGTATCGGTATTAAAACTTACATCGCGCAACCCTAATGCCATTTCTCTGCTATAAATAGCTTTCATATCATCAAATAGTAACGGTATTGAATCTTTATAGTCAGCAAATGTTTTTCCACCGTTTATTTCGATGGGAGCGCTATTGAATTCATTTTCAATGCCCGAAATAACATCTTCGGCAAAAATCTCGGCAGTAGATAACCCTTCACGACTAATATTATTATTATTAACTAACCATAAAATGCCTAAAATTATTAGTACTACAATACAAATTATGATTATTACTCGCCCATTAACCTTAATGACGGGCTTCATTATTAACTTATATTATAGAAATATTAATTATGGCATAAATAATGGCATAAATAATGGCATAAATAATGGCATAAATAATGGCATAAATAATGACATAAATAATATGTGTTGTGATATACTTTAGTTTAGTTTGTTGCGGTAAAATTCTTAATTAACTTATTTACGCCCGCCAATATCGTTAAATAAACTGTCCTTTTGTCGAATGCAGCCAATTTGGTAACATATGCATCATCAATAAATGTATCGAAATAATCAACGCTTATTTTTTCCGCTTCATTCGCATTTGGTTTTTTGTTATTAAATATTTCGACTTGTTGTGCCAGTAAATAATCAAACATATTTTGCATACAATCTTTCCTAATTCTCGATGATCCCATCCAATAATAATTATCGCATACATTTTTACGCCCATAACACATTGTTTGTTTATCCGGTGGAAATAGTTCATCTTTGTCTTCTGGTCCAACAAGAGTTGCAAAGGAATTTAACTGTAACTGTATAGCCGCTTTACTAGTATTTGATAAATCGCCGTAACCCTTCACTGTGCCCGGTCGATTAAAATAATCATCCGGTGTAGAGGTCGTGCACCCAGCCTCCTTAAACATGTCGCGCATACATTTTTTTGATATATTTACACTGGTAGGACTAAATGCACTACAAGGCACATTGTTGAAAATCTCATCTTGAACTGTCGTTTTAATCCACTCAAAGACACTACTTTTATTTGCAGTTTTCATAAGCTCCACCGTATCATCGGTAATAAAGGAGGGTAATTGGTTTAAACTGGCATCACCAATAACGGTCATATCCGTTAATTCGTAGCGCTGTTGCAGCTGCTTAAGCCGCTCTTTTTCAAACTGTTCCGTCATACATTCGCTTGATATACCAGTGTCATAACTATAGAATTTATCGCATTCAGATACCGGACCGCTGCACATAATTAATTTATCCTTTTGCGTTACTTCATCATCATTAGCCAAGTTTTTAAGAATTTGTACCCTTTTCGTTAAATCATTTCGGATAAACCGTTTGGTAGATTTTATATTTTGATTCACAAAATCATCGGTAATTATTTTATCGGGATCTTCATTAGAGCAGCCAGCTTTATTAAATAATTGTATCATACAATCCTTTGATATACCCGTGCTATTTTCGGCATAAGGTGCGCATTTATTGTTTCTTTCTTCTTCCGACAATAATTCAGGGTATCTCTGACCACGAAATTCATAATAATCAAATTCGATCTCAATTCCTTTATCTGTGTAATAGGTGGGTCCCTTTACATTGCCCGCCACGCATTTATTTCCATTTAATAAAACACAGCACTTGGTTAAAGGGCAGCTGTTCACATTCAGTCCTCGGCACTTTTCATTTATCGTGCTATAATCGCCTATATACTTTTCGCAGATATCATCCTTATAATCGCTTTTTAAAATTGACCGATTACTACAATTGTCGTTAATAATTTCTACTTCAAGATTGCTTATATCGCGGATTGTATATAAATTTAACTTGGACGTCATTTCGCCGTCATCATATTCTAGATCATTCCATTGCGGTTTTTTTGCTTCTCCAACTGTAAGAGCATTAATAGCGGCATCTAGACCTGTCGTAAGTCCGCCGAATGAATAACCGTCGGTGGCATTTCCGCCGACGTATTCTAAAAATCGGCTAGTTGCGCTTTCATTATCTGGTTTTTCAGGGGCATCGTCGGGATCACCGCCGGTATCACTGCCGGTGACTATAAAATTTTCGGCGAAAAATGTTTTCTTTCTGTACCACCAAAAACCGCCTAAAAATATAATTAAAACAATAATAAAAATGCCTATATATGTTTTTGGACTTTTTATATTTATTTTATTTATATTTATTTTATTTATATTTATATTTTTTATTATTTGCTTAACATGCATAGCTATTATACTATATATA